CACACCCCCTCTTCGAGAAGGCTCTCATATAAATCAAAAGAATGTTCTAAGTGTTCACTAATTTGGTTGGTCTTTTCTTCGTGAACGTCTATGATACCCTCAGAGCCTTGGTTATTTACTTGAGACTGACCTCGTAGAATCCCGGGGTTGTAGTACTGTTTCGGTACGACGGAGTAGCGGGCGGAGAGCTCGTTAACGGAGGCTGTTCGATGTCGAAAGTGCTGTCTCGCGATGTATAGGGGCATTTTGATATGAAATTTGAATTCCACCATTTCGAAAGGGGTTGTGTGCCAATGTCTAAGCAAGTACCTGAGGAGTCCTCGGTCTCCACGGGAAGACTTTGTCCCATCTCCATATGAGACCCTGGCTGCTTGGACGATTGACGTGTCCAAATCTTGTTGTGGCATGTGATCAACCAATCGTACAAATCCGTGGTCCAAGACATCTTTTTGCATACTGTTCTAATTCTTAGTTCCCCCCAAATCTTTAATCAAGTCGTCGATATCTCGATAGTACCTCTTGAGATCCTTCATAAATCTCTTGTTATTCTCGAGGACTTCACACTCCACTTTATTCAGGTACAACCACGCCAAATTCGACTTTGAATACTTTGTCATCTTTTGATTTTCATTGGGTTTACGAGCTACTAACTTGGTGGACTTCTTAGGTTTGCTGGTTGAGGTGACTTCCACCCGATTCACAAAACTGAGGGCTTGCATCACAGTATCCGCCAAGTCATCTTTCTTTTTGGACTTGAGAAATGTATCCAACCAATGAGCGTTCACCTGGTCTTGACGGATAAAGGCTTCACATCGCTCAATCGACACCTTCTTTCTCTTATTGTATTGGGCTTTCCCAGGTCCAGCGACATCTGGAATCTTGTGACGCGCGTCATAGAGAATTGTCTCTGCGTTGGGACACTTAATAATAAAGTATGCGTGAAGGAAGTGCATCACAGAGACCATCTTCTTATTACGGTCTGGTTGCTTTTCTATGAGGATTGTTTGGGCGGTGAGGACCCAAGGCCTTTCATCGAGATGCTTTCTCAAGGAGACATAGATACCATCTTTGTGTTCGGGTGGTACACCGGAGACATCCCACTCCTCCACAAGATTGGAGGTTTCATTGAGTAAGCACATGGCTAAGTTCCGAATACCAACATCGATACTCAGAATCATTAATTAAAGAGGTCTTTATGTCTTTAACTTAAAGGGGAAATATAACAATAAACTATGTCTTGGTGTTGGTGGTGTTGTCACTCTTTTGAGGGTGCGCCTTTAAGTGTACCTCACCGGTATGACGATAGACGAAGTAAATTTTACACAGCTGGCAACTTCTGTTCATGGAGTTGTGTAAAATCCTATGCGATAGACAAGTGTGGCGACGTCAAGGGGAGTATAGTGTGCGGGAACATTGTACTCATGCGACGAAAGATGTACAACCAAATAGGTCATGTGAAACCTGCTCCAAATAGATTTAGACTCAAGGAGTTTGGGGGTGACCTCACTATAGAGGAATTTAGAAAAAACCTCACACGCGACGAGGGTCAGCCACAACCCGTGGAGACGGCTCCGGTTATAGATATCGTGATACCCATTGTTTCAAACACAAAAAAGATGGATGAAATAAAGAATGCGACGACATCGAACAGTTCACTAAAACTCAAACGAACGAAACCTCTCAAGAGAAATCACAACAATTTGGAATCGGCTCTAGGCTTAGTTATTACGTCTAAAGCCTAACATTCTACTTTGTTTATTTGTGGGTATAGACGGAGGTACATACTCAGACTTCTCACTATGGACCCACCCAGTGCCATCGTGGGCAGTCCAACGAATACCAATCTTCTCAATCGCCTTCCTACATATGACACACGGAAGTGAGTTGCCTAGACCATAACAGGTTCTACGTTCAACCACGAGTTCCCCGTATTTCCTATGTAACCATTCTGGAAACTTGTGTGGTTTATTCCCCTTCTTCATACAGTCTCTGTACAGTCTCTTAATGAGTATTCGTTCGGCGCAACATATACAATTACTTTGTACCTTTACAGGCTTTTTTGACATATAACTTTCAACCATGTAATATCCCATATCAATAACAGTTATTACAGGTTGGTCCGGGGAACACAAACGCACAGTGTTCACACTCGTTAAGGATGATGACGTCCTTCTTCTTCGGTACGAGGCCTTTAGAGAATCGTTGGAGTTCTTTGACTGTATAGATTCCGTATTGTATCATAACCTCCAATGGAGGGAATTTCATTCTAGTATACTCACACTCCAAATCCTTATCTTACTTTCCACCCAAGCAACAGCCGAAGAGGGCTTGCTTCGCCTTAAGCATACCCGCGAAACCATCAACCATTGGGGGCACCATCGTCTTGAGGATGGTTTCAAACTCCGAATCCTTTTCACCTTCATCAATTTGTTCAATGAGGTGGTTGAGAAGGGCGATAACCAACTTCTTCTTTTGGGGGCCCTCGAGTTTCTTGAACTTTGAGACACTCATCATCAACTTGGCAACAATTGGTGGGATGTCCTCCTTCTGGAGACCGTCACCCAAGTAGTCCCGTTTGATATCTTCAACCAATGTGATAACACCTTTCGCATCAATGCTTCCTGAGAATTTTTCTAATATCGCTTCCATTTTATAATATTAGTCTACATTAAAAATGGACAGCAAAAAGACACTTGCGGCGATTGCATTTAGTATTGGATTTCTCCAGATGTACAATGATATTATGAAATCAGATGATGTTGATGAAAAGTCTAAGAATACAGTTATATTGAGCGTGGTCGCGAGTACAGCGTGGCTCATATACCAGTCCCGTCAGCACGGTTTAAGTTTCCCGGTTATGTACACAACACTCAGTCTAATGGTTCAGATCTATATTCTCAACAAGATATTGATTAAAGAAAACGAGAAAAATATGTTCAAGATACAATGAATGTATTAGCACCCAGAATAATTCCTGTGAGACCGCGTCATCGAACGTGTGCAAAAGCTGTGAGTTTTCCAAGATTTGCAGAAGCTGTGAATGGTCGAGCCTCGATGTATGGTGTCGTGTTTGGTGGTTCAAATTGGGTACTCACGGGTCTCAATATAACTGAACAAATGCATCAACGCCCCTTCTGCGCTCTGGCGGTACTCTCGAGTGCGCTCGTTATGGCGAGTATGTCGGATGCTGTTGAAAAATTAGATGATACTCAATTTGAAAAATGGGCAACTTTGGAGACTGGACGCACGTTTATGATATTATTTGCTTTAATGGTTGTGGTACCTCAATTGAATTGAATGGGTCTTGGGCCATCTTTGAAACAAATTCCAACATTTTTACCTTGTCCTCCATTGTAAATGTTCCTACCCTACGCATCACGTAGGCTAAGAGCAGGAGAAGTACATATATATTATGAACTATGGGTTTCATTTACGCCACCTTACTTTTTCTCGACATTAAAAATATAGCAATTAAAAGCGTACACGTGAACGACGCAACACCAAACCCAGCGAAGCCCTTTTCACTTTGTTTCGCCTGTTCACACTTAACCGTCCAATTGAGAGCCGCGGCGCTACCAACGAGACCCATAATACCATAAATCATCATAAAGAGTGCGGTTTCATTTTTCGCAAACTTGGTTAACATGAGAGTGAATGGCATGGTGATAGCAATCGTCATCGTTGCCGCGAGGTACTTGTTGAGATTCTCCTGGACCGTCTTACCCTTCATCGCGTCACACTTGTTGAAAGTACTAATACCCACACTTGCAACGGCTATATAAAAAATAGCGAGAAGCATGACAGTACCAACTGTACCCCATGAGATTTCAAGTTCAAGTTTTCCAGCTGAAATATTTCGAGCCTTGTTGTACACGGCTGATGCCCGTTCCATCGCTGTGTAATCAGACATTTATTATAACATAAGAAATTTTTTAATATCTTCTCGAGTCTTTTTTTGTGACCATCCAAGTGCTTTAAGTTTTTTAGCACATATATAATATCGCTGGTCATTGAATGGTCTATCATTGACGTATGTAATCCATGCATCATAATCGGTCGTACCAATAATTGTTTCTATAATGAGTTGTGTAACTTCCATGACTGTGAGTTCATCATCAGATGCAATGTTATATATGTCACCTGGCGTACCCTTCTTCCATACAATCTCAACGGCATCCACAACATCTTCAACGTGCATAAAGGCACGCTTTACTTGTGAACTTTTCGTACCATGTATAGTACACTTTTTACCCTCTTTAAGAAGTTGTTTAAACTTTGGTATAAGTTTTTCTGGATATTGATTTGGACCATAGACGTTATTACACCGAATAATTTTAATATTCATCCCAAAAGATTCAATATATGAACGAACAATCATCTCCGCGGCGGCTTTAGATGCAGAATATGGATTTGTAGGTCTCAACACCCCCATATCTTCGGTAAACGGTTCATCTGTCTTTGATTCCCCATAGACTTCATCTGTACTGAAGTGAATAAATGCAACATTTGGAATGTATTTACGACACGCCTCAACAAGTACGTGTGTTGCGTACGTATTATCCATCGTAAATGAAAGTGCATTCTCAAAGGAGTTATCAACGTGACTTTGAGCCGCAAAATGGAACACATAATCAAATGTATATTCTTCGATGAGATGTTCGATAAGTTCCGTGTTACCCACATTGCCCTTCACAAAGGTTGCGGCACCTGGATTGAGATTGTCGAGTCTTGAACAATAATCCATCTTATCAATAGTAACAAAAGTAATCTCGGGATATCTTTCCTTCATAATATTGATAAAATTGGAGGCGATGAACCCACATCCACCTGTGACAAGTGCATTGGGCATTTTATATAGAGTTTACAAATGTTTTAAGTATTTTTAGTCGCAGCAAATGTCTTGAGTAAATCACACACACGGTCAACATCGTCTAGAGTAAGACCGTGGTGGGCACCTAAAAGAAACCCGTCCTTCATAATGCGGTCCGCATTTTCAAAATCACCCAAATAGTCGCGGAACGCTGGATGTCTCGTAATATTGCCTGCAAATGTAACACGTGTCTGAACATCGTGTGCCTCGAGGAATTGTATAAGTTCGAGACGGTCACGACATTGGAGTGGAATCGCGAGCCAATTGGGTGTGACTGAATCATCTGGGAGTGTGTAGTAGGTGCAGTCCTTAAGGTTCTCCAGGTACCTCTCAATCATTTGTCGCCGAGTGGCGAGGAAACCCTCCAACTTATCCAACTGGACGAGACCAAAGGCTGCGTTCATCTCACACGCCTTGAGATGGTAGCCAGCGACACCATAGAGAAACTTCCAATCATATGGAATCCCATCCACAGAGTGATTGAACCGTTCACCGGGTTCTTCTACATTGTCCCCAATACGACCCCAATCACGGAACATCATAGCCCTTTTGAGGTGTGCGTCATCATTGAACATGACCATACCACCAACACCACCCGCGGTGATGACGTGACTCGCATAGAAACTCGTGGTTGAAATATCGGTACATGCATTCTTTGTGATGGTATCCGCAGAGTCCTCAAAGAGGATTACTCCCGGGAAGGCGTCGCGAATGGCGTCCCAATTGGGGACATTCCCAATGAGGTTCGGTAACAAGATACATTTGGTTTGGGGTGTGACCACAGCTCTCAACTGCTCAACACTTGGGACATATGTATTGAGACCCACATCGCAAAACACAGGCTTGAGACCAAGCTGTACAAGGGGAGCCACGGTCGTGGAAAACCCACACGCCGGTGTGACGATTTCACTTCCTTTTGGGAGGTCAAGAGCGCACAAACCCAAAAGAATCGCACTACTCCCAGAGTTTACAAAAAGTCCATGTCTCTTCCCGAAGAGCGCAGCAACCCGTTTCTCAAACTCCACAGACCTATCACCAAAACCAGCGAGCCAGCCATCGCGCAAGCAAGCCTCAACGGCTTTAATTTCTTCCTCCCCATATGATTCAAATTTGTTGGGCGCATACCAAACTTTTCTAGGCATTTGGTTAAAGACTACACTAATCTTTAAATCAGATGAAAGTGTGTGTCCTTGGAGCGAATGGATTTGTGGGTAAGAATTTATTAAGGAATACCGATTGGATTGGTGTCACGAGACAAGAATTAGACCTTACAAATCAAAAAGCTGTTGAAGACTATTTCAACACACACGAGTATGATGTCGTCATTCACTGTTCGGTTATAGGTGGAAGTCGTCTTAAACCCGACGATGGGGATGTTATCTATAAAAATATTCTGATGTTTGAAAATGTTGTGAGAGTATTCAAAGGCAAGGTGTTGTACTTTTCAAGTGGTGCGGCACGTCGTGGAAACCCACCGACTGATCCATATGGTCTCTCAAAATGGATCATTGATAGACGGATTGAAACGATTGAGGATGTCTACTCACTTCGCATTTGGGGATGTTATGGACCCGGTGAACTTCCGACGAGATTTAGTGCTGTCTGTAAAAGGGAGGGGCATGTTGTTATTGAGAGGGACAGGTACTTTGATTTTATTGATATAGAAGATGTTATACAAATTGTACGTGAGTATGTACAAGGCAAAAGACACGACAAGGAGTATAACCTCGTGTATCCCGAAAAATTACTTCTTTCCCAATGGGCGGAACGTTTTGGTGCGTCTTGGGAAATTAAGGACAAAGATGGACTTGATGAAGGGTATCACGCATAGATAACTTTAGATGTTATACCATTATCTATCGTTATAGACTGTCCAGTTATAGATGTATTTTCAAAACATAATAGATAACACATTTTACATATGTCTTCCACATTCACAAAGTACGGTGAAATTTTTTCCAATTCATCATGTGATAATGTATTCCTGGTCATTACATTATCAATTGGTCCAGGTAAAATTGAATTAATGAGCACGTTGCGTGCATACAGTGTTATACTCGACGCCTTGACTATCCCACGAATAGCACTTTTAGACACACTATATGAAAGTTTGTTGATACGACCTCTATCTTCCATAATAGAGCTTATAATACACAGTCTCGCACTATCTCGAATTTTATTATTTGATAACAGATAATCCAATGATTTGACTATACTATTTGCATTCACATTCATAGACATATCATATGTATCATAGTTCAATGCACCGATTGAATCATTGTGATTAAATCCCGAGCACCATACGATAGCATGTATATCATCGTAACTCTCCAATCCTTTGAGATTGTTTGGTTTCGTCATATCATAGTCGTTTCTTGTAACTTCCGTGACTACTTTACCCTTGTTCTTAAAGTGATTGGAGATGGAACTCCCCACATATCCAGTTGATCCGAAGATCAAAATCATAAGTTATCAATATAGGAATAAACCTTTTTAACCATATTTACATCCGTGTGTGTTTGTACCATGTGAGAATGTCCATGTTCAACTTTGATGAGATTCAAGATATCGCCATTCATCTTCTTATCATTGCGTAGAACTGATAAAAATAATGCCTCATCGCGTGTAATGTGGCGCGAATATCTTTTCATTTTTTCTGAAAATACAGAATACCGTGAGAGGTCTTGTCCGAAATACGAATCAACCACGTACATACCGAGTAAAACCGCAATACCATGTGGTATTTTGAACTCTGAAAGTGTTTCAAATACGTGTCCAAATGTATGACCATAGTTTAAAATGGGTCTCACTGTATTTTCATATTCATCTTCTTCAATCACAGCCTTTTTTATATTAAGACATGTGTGTATAGAATCATCGACGGGTGTAACATCCCACGGAATACCTGCAATGGAGAATAGTTTCAATATTTCACCTACACCCGAATCTAAATCAATTGTAGATAATGTCTGCAAGTATGTAGTATCAATGTTCACTTCATTTGGTGGATACATTGTACCAAGTTGATTTTTACTTTTTTTAAAATTCACATTTACTTTGGAACCGATACAACTATCACACATTGATAGAAGAGTTGTAGGTGTGTAATTCCACATTAACCCTCGTTTGTACATTGAAGCCGCCATACCGGCAACATCTTGTGTTATACCACCACCATACACATGCATGATATCACTCTTTTTTGTATTGTAATGAGAAAGTTGGTCAACAATATCTAAAACACAATCCATATTTTTATTATCTTCAATCGCATCCACGGTGATAACTTTATCAAAGTGTGAAGCTACATCATACAATTCAGACACTTTCTTATCGATAATCAAAATATCATTCTTTTGTATAGTTGGAACACTCTTTCCAAAGTGTACAGTATAGTTTTTATTACGTGACTTTATATGAATACGTTCCGTACGGCTCGTATCATACTTGAGAAGTGTACCACCAACTGTGAAAGACATTACATCTATATAATGGATACTCTTTATACAATTGAATTAAACATAAAGAGATTGAACATTGTACATTAAATGCAATCCAAAGTGTTAAGCAATCTAACCTTGTTGAAAAAGTATGGTGCGATAGGTGTAAAAACATCATTCGAGGATGAGGGTGCGCACCCAATGAATGTGTATAAATTACGCACACTTACGCACAAGGTTGGGTTGGATTTAAATTTAAAAATTGGCGGTGCCGAAGCAAAGACTGATTTTAATATGGGTATTGATATTGGGGTTGACGGGATTGTCGCGCCAATGATAGAGAGTGAGTTTGCACTTTCAAAGTTTACGTCATTTTCTAAAAATATAGATATCACACGTGGTATAAATATCGAGTCGAAACAAGGTGTTGATAATGTAGATTCTATGTTACAGTCGGAATATATTAACCCAATCGACTACATATGTATAGGTCGTGTGGACTTGGCGTCGTCGTATAATAAGACGAGAAACTTCATAGAAAGCGCAGAGTTTCGAAATATCGTGACGGATACGCTCATCAAGATAAAAGACAAGAATAAGAAAACGTGTATGGGTGGCTCGGTGGACATTCAAAGTTATGATTTCATACGGTATCTGTACAAAAACAACCTCATTGATAAGGTTGAAACACGATACATAATTTTCAATGTGAATGATGATTTTTTAAATAATTTTGATGAATGTATAATTCAAGCACATACATTTGATTATGAATATATGAATATGTTGTGTAGCATAGGAACTATGGGGACTCAGGAATATTCAGATAGACGTGATTTTATTAAAAATCGTATTAAACTCTACGTATAAACATATTTTTTTCCAATATTTCATCATTTAAAAATGGCTCCATTTCTTCATGCGGCATATTTTTAAATGTACCATCCGGCATTGGTTTATTTGAGACACGTGGTGTTCTTCCTTGTTCATTACAGATGATTTCAACTATAATTGGTCCATCATTGTGTTTGATGTATCCCACATCTTCGTCATTTTCAACTTTATAATATGGTATATCATACGCTTTCGCAACCTTTTCAATATTACAAAAGGTTATATCACTGTTGACGCTGGTTCCAAATTCTCGCTTGAAGACCGTATTTTGTGTAATCTTAATAGCTCCGTAACAGTTGTTGTTAAAAATCATCACAGTGACTGGTAAATTGTGGTGTTTGAGGGTCTGTAATTCCTGTATATTAAACTGAAATGAGCCATCACCTAGGATGGCGTACGTTCTTCGCCCGTGCATAGATGCACCTATAGCAACCGTCATTTCATATCCCATATCCCCGTGACTACTTGTAATAAATCTATCCCCTTGTTTGTACTTGTACATATGCCAGGTAACACAATAAATCGAACCAGATGATGCTGTGACTATAGAATTATCAGTCTTCTCTCTAAAGAATGTATTCAGATGTCTATAGGGACACACGAGAGACCCAGACTTTTCCGGTAATTCGTCTACCCATTCGTCTCTCCATCGGAGTGTACGTTCAGTCCATAGTGGATCTACGACACATCGTGGTAATTCCAAATTGAAAAATGTTTTGAGATCCATATGAAGTTGAATGTCTATCTTTTTTTCATCAAGAAATTCGCTCGTATCTATGTCCATATAAACAACTTTGGCTTCTCTCGCGAATAGACTTCTGTTATATCCAGTAATACTCTTTGAGAGTCTACATCCAAGACATACTACGAGGTCTGCATTTTGTATCGCAAAATTACCAGCCCTATCTCCAAGAATACCAACTTTACCAATATAATCATCTCCCAAATCACTCCCAAAATAACTTACAACATATGGAATGTTGTGATGGTGTATAAATTCTTTGAAGTTTTCACGCGTCTTTGAGAGGTGAATACCATTTCCCGCAAGAATAATTGGTCGTTTTGATTGTGACCACGCGTTCAAAAAAGGTTCTGGAAACGTGGTATCTACGAGTGGTACGTGCATCGATTGGACATCAACGGGTATAGATAACCACACGGGTCCGAGACGTCCAGTTGTGAGGTTGTCGTAACACTCTTGAAGAACTCTGGGTGTATCTTTGGGGTCTGTGAGTTCGACGGCGTATTTGGTTATACCTTTGACGCATTCTACGATATCACAATCCGAACCAAAATATCCTCTCATTTTACCATCGTGTGTGCGAATGTTATCATTACGCTGTACTTGACCACTAATGAAGAACACTGGAACACTATCTTGATATGCAATGAGACACGGTGTGACTGCATTTGTTGCACCACACCCAGAAGTTACACAACAGATACTTGGATTGTGTTCATACGAAGACCAACCAATGGCGGCATACCCAGCGGGTTGTTCACCGTGGGTATACGTAACATCACACGTCTCACCAAATGAATCATTGAGGTGCATTGCAAATCCACCAGTTACGGAAAAACATTTTTGAATTCCACGTTCTACGAGAAAGTTTGCGATATAATCAGAAACTTTCATCTCATTGATTAAAGAAAAGAAACTTTAAATAACTACATATGAAGATTACATACTCTATTCAAGTGTGTAATGAATCGAGAGAACTTTTTTCATTGTTGAATTTACTCACAAGAACTATTGACGATGAGGATGAAATCAATGTTGTTGTGGATTCCAATCATACAACTGATAAGGTTAGCCTTGTTTTAGAAAATTTCAAGGACCGTGTTAATGTTTTTAAACGACCATTTGATACATTCAAAGCAAGTGCGGATTTTCTCACGGAGAAGGCAACTGGTGATTATATATTTGGTATCGATGCGGATGAGATGCCCCAAGAATCTCTCATTAAGATTATCAAAAAAGTGATTGAAGACACTGAGGCTGAGATTATCGCTGTTCCACGGATTAACATTCATCCAGATATTACAGAACAAGAGGCGCAAGAATTCGGATTTAACATTAATGAGGTTGGATTCATTAATTGGCCAGACTTTCAAATGCGAATTTACAAAAAATGTGACCACGTACAATGGACCGATGAACTCCATACAAAGCTTTCGGGTTCAGATAAAGTTATCGCCATCAAACCTGTTCCATCCGTCGCACTCTGGCATATCAAATCTATGGATAAACAAAAGAGTCGATGGAAGAAAGATGAGACTGGAAACTATACCATTCACGCGCCGTCTACAACCGAATTATATGATTTGTTAATGTAGTTAAAAGTATATAAGTATACCTGTGTATATGTTCGTCCTTGTTACGGCGCACGACCAATATTATCAACCCCTCGCGGATTGGACACTCACAAAAAATAAACTACCCTACTGTTTGAAACACGGGTACAAATTACATTACTCAAATGACTGTGGCGCAGCGGCTGGTGGAAAACCAATTATGGCTAAACTTCCACCTATACCCGAAACATACCACCCATCTGGTTGGGGTAAAATCTTCGTCATCAAAGAGGCGATGGACAAGTTCCCGGACGCGGAGTGGATTTTTAATACGGATTGTGATGTGATGATTACTAATATGGAGACTAAATTGGAAGATATCGTAAAAGAATACGCCAGTGAAAGTACCCATATACTCATTCCAGCGGATTGTAATGGAATCAACTGTGGAAATATGTTTATTCGCAATTCTCCAATTGGTCGAGCGTTTTTAGACACTGTTATTGCTGGAATGCCCTTATATAGGCACTGGTATATGTATGAAAACCAACTCATTCAGGATTTGTTTGTAGGTACACACTTGGAAGAAACTGGTGTCGTACCAGGTGGTACATTCTGGTCGAGAGTGGGTAAAGTTATTCCACAACGTGTTATGAACTCCTATGATTATACCAAACTACCTCGTCTCAAAAGTAGACCTAATTACAATGATATATTGGGAACAGATGGTCAATGGCAGGAAGGCGACTTTTTAATCCAATGGCCATCAACTGACCTTGAATTTAGAGTTAACGCAGCTAAAGAAATGTACGATAGAATAAGTAAATGATTGTCGTCACCAGCCTTCACACCCAATCATTTGAACCACTTGCAGAGTGGACGCTTTATAAGAACAAGATGCGATATTGTGAAAAACACGGGTATATCCTTCACTACGCCACGGATGGTGGGGATCTCAAATTAATTGCTAAAAATCCCCCAGTTCCAGAGACTCACATTCCAATGGGTTGGGGTAAGATTTATCTGATGAAAGAGGCGATGGACAAGTATCCAGATGCGGAATGGATTTTCAACGCCGATTGTGATACAATGATTACAAATATGGACATTAAGCTTGAAGATATTGTGGCTGAACATACACATTCAAATACACACATACTTGTACCATCAGACTGTAGTGGTATAAATTGTGGTATCATGATGGTTCGCAACACCCCAATAGGGAGAGCCTTCTTGGATACGATTATTGTCGGGGAACCTCTGTACCGTCACTGGTACCTCTTTGAAAATCAACTCATCCAAGATATGTTGGTTGGTCACTACTTCTGGGATGAACATATGAAAGCTGGTGGTTCGTGTTGGTCGGATGTAAGTAACGTCCTTCGTCAAAGGGTTATGAATTCATATGATTACTCAAACTTACCACTCCTCAAGGATCGACCAGACTACAATGATATTTGGGGTGAAAGTGGACAATGGCAGGAGGGGGACTTTATGATACAGTGGCCAGCCACCAGTCTCGAGTACAGAATTAACGCAGCTAAAGAAATGTTTGCTAAACTCAAGTATGATGAGTGAAAGTCACGCGGAAATTAAGGACCTCTGTGATGGTCTCGAGACACACCTTGATGCATTGGCTGTTGATATTAGGGGTCTCCCTTTTGACTACACTATAGTCGATAGGTACAGTCATATAGATGAAGAGATGTTCCAAATATATGAATGGTATGAACACTATAAGAAAATGTTCAAGACATACGAAAAGGAGAAGGCGGATATTCAAGAAAAACTTGGTACGTTAGAAAAAAAAACAAAAGACCTCAACAATACAGTCCAATCCCTCAAATCACAAGTGTTTTCTCGTGACCGACACGGAGGCTCGTATTCACAATTACCCGATAACCAGCGTCCTTGAGGTTTTTACAGAATGCGACATCCTCAGAGCACATATCCCGTAGCAACTTCCCATTTTCAGCTTCTATCTCTATGAGTGGATAGCTAAAATATGGATACTTGAGGTTCTCTATAACACCCTTACGACACGCAAAGAAACCCATCCCGTTGTATGCAACCTTCTTGTACTTTTCAGATGTATCGAGACTTTCAACTTCAATAAATTGGAATGTCCCGTGTTTCTTAAAGTATTCCAAATCCCACGTTTCAACGGCGGCGTAATGTTTGAGGTCTTCCATCCGATACAAGCCAGACACGACTGGGTGGGTATCCGTATCCTCAATGAGTTCAATCACTTGTGCGGGTGTAAATATGATATCCGAATCAATGGTGAGCCAAACATCGTAATCTAATTGACCATCAAATGGGACCTGTGTAGCACCACGCGTTACACTGAGACCCAGGGTTTTCATCCGAGAAAATGAAACAAAACTAGAATACTCATTCACAAGTACCACTTGATACCCCTTTCGTGTAAGTTCCATAAGAGTTTGCGACCAGTTCATAAGAAAGGAACCAGAGTAAGTACGTCCGGGGAGGGCAACAACAACTTTCTTCATTGTTTGATTTTTATGCATTCATCACTTTAAGTACTTCATATACAGCCGGGTGTCTCACGACATCACGGTCAGACATTGAAATATGTTCAATGTATTCAAGTTCCATACCGTACAACTTATCTGTAAGATACGCGAGACCATTTTCTTCACCCAAATCCGATTGTTGCAAGTCTCCCGTAACAATGAGTTTTGTACCATCGCCGATGCGAGTGAGTAACATCTTCATTTGATTTGGTGTACTATTTTGCATCTCATCTGCGATAATGACGGTGTTACTGAATGTTCGACCACGCATATATCCTAGGGGTTCAATCGTGATACACCTATCCATTTGATTGTGGGACAGGTACTTCTCAAAAATATCAAACATTGGCTTGGTCCAAGGTTCCATTTTTTTGTCCATATCACCCGGGAGATATCCCATATCCTCATCTGCTGCAACAATTGGGCGCGTTAAAACAACTCGCCCTCTAGGCGATGTATATATATGCTCCATACCAATTTGACACGCAAGCATCGTCTTACCGGTCCCAGCTGGACCAGTTCCGATTATAATTGGTTTGGATGACCTAAGTGCTAACATATACTTGCATTGCCCAGCAGTCTTGGGGAACTCCATATACTATACTTAAAGTTTTTTTCCTTAAATATATTAAGATGGAATATCACCTCATTCAAATGAGACCCACAAAAACATTTCTAAGTTTGGTTGACCCCAAAAGGAAGAGTCGTTTTGTGTGTTTCAGTG